TTGCAAGCCATAAAGAGACAAAAGAAGAGATATTATAAATATAGCGTCAAATTGAGCGGGAGCGTCTCCTTCTTCAATTAAACCATCAGCTATTGCTGCTTGAACCATTTCGGGATAAGTCTCTGGATTTTGTAATGCTACTTCTAACATTTGAATAGCTTCATTAAGATCTTCAGGAACAACAGGCGTCGTACTTAATTCACTTTCTATTATGTCTATACCTTGACCAAACTCTTCTGGTCTTTGACTAGCTAATTCTAAAATAGTTTCTTTAATCATCCTTAACTCCTACACCAATCATGTTGACGATATTCATTTTCTAAAAAACTGTAGATATGCATATTTTCATCATCTTCATATGCTTTTCTCATTACTCCTTCTTTGACAAACCCTACATGCTTAACTAAATTTATACATGCCTTATTACTTTCAGCAATTAATGCAGTTGCTCTAACTGCTTTTAATTCATCAAATACCATTTTAAATAATCCGTTAAACATTAAAATAGTATTTTTAGGAGTAGCCCATGTTTTACCTTCAGCAGCAATATTTATATCAATATTACGCTTAGTAAAATTAGTAAGCAAAATAACACACGCAAACTCTCCATTATTTTTTACAGAAGATAAAGCTCTAAATACATCAGGAGCAGATTTTACTCCTATACGCTTTCTTGCCCATTTTTCAGCTTCATCTTCTTTCTTATAACCAATATATTTCATAATGTGCTTTGAACAAATCTCTCTGCCCATTCTCTCCATTCTGTTTTATCAAATCCGTAAGGATCAGGAAAATCTTCTATTAAATTAGTAGCTCTATTATATTGACTTGCCCAATCTTGCCATTTATCAGGATCAGTTAAAGGGGAATATGCGCCAAAACTGCTAAAGTCTGTAATTAAAGCATCTGCCCATTCTTCTAAAGTAATACCTACTGGCCAAGTTACACTTAATCCTGTATTTAATCCTCCCGTCATCCTAAATCCGTTCCGTCTCCGCTATCAAAGTGACCTATAATTTGTCCCATTTGATAATCACCATAAAGAGAATTAGACTCAAATTTAACTCTTAATTCTCTTCTTTGCTCTTTTAACATAACTATTTGTTCATAAGGTTCAGTAGCAGAATCAGGGAAAGTAAATTTAGTGCTTACTACCTCTGGTGCTCTAGCATTAGCTCTTCCTGTAACTGTTACCGTCATATCTTTATTTTGAACAAAATCTGGTTCAATCGTTGTTATCCTTAAATATCTATTTTCTCCTGTAACTAAAGTAGATAAATCTGAAGTTTCAAAATAAGATTTTATCGGTCTAACATTAGCTCCATCATACTCATCTACTTTAAATTCATGTTGCCATACTTTATAACCGCTATCATTTACAACACCTGTTAACACAGGAGCAGCAAATGAATTATTAAAATGTCCTGCTGATCTTCCATCATTTGGAAGTTCTGTATCGTACCAAGTATTTTCTCTTACATTGTAAACTACAGCATGAGTGCACTCAGTAGCAGTTCCTTTAGGATAACACCACCATATTTCACCATACTTAGGAATTTGAAAACCAAAAGTCTTAGTCTGAGCATCTACATTTATTTCATCAAAGAAATAATTTAAGTTCATACTATTAGGAACTTCTCTAACTACACCATTAAACATGTAAAAACGATCAACACCTGCCCAATAAAATACTCCATCATAATCTACTACACAAAATTGAGACATAATAGAAGTTCCTGTAGCTACAACATCAAATTGAAATATAGTTGTTCCTCCTACAAAAGTAGCTCTAATAACTGCATCAAATGCCCAAAATAATCCTGCAGGAGCAGTTCCGGATCCTGCTCTCATAGGTAATCCTTTTATAATTTTTTGTCCCCAAACTCTAGCAACTCCTGAACCTGTGCCTGTTAGATCTGTAGGATCTCCTGCCACTGACCATCCTATATTACCGTCAGTTCCATAATAAAATAAATAAGGATGTAAACTTACTATCCCTCCTGTAGCATTAGTATTAGCTGGTAAAGTTATAGGATTTAACACTGCTGTTCCTAAAATTTCACCATAAAAAATTTGACCTCCTTGGTCGTTACATAAACAATCACCATTTGGAGAAACATGAGCTACTAAATAATTTTGATTAGTAGATGAATCATAAATAACATCAAACATCCAATAATTGTCATCATCTACAGTTAAAGTAGCAGGAGTTCTGTCAGTAACTATTGAACTGTTTCCTGTACCATCTAAGGTAAATCTTTCTAAAGTAGATGATCCTCCTGAGTGACAATAAACAAACATCATTTGGGTAAAAGTAGAAAATCCTCTGCTTACTTCTTGTAAAGACTTTTGAGTAGTTTTATAACCTCCCATTTTACGAGGTAAACCTCTTTGCCAGCGTACCCACTGACCATCAGTATAGAAGTCTCCTTCAAATTTAGTTCCATCCCTTTTTATACCAGGATTAGATTTTAATACTGCAGTTTGAATAGGCATTATGTAAATGTACCTCCATTAACTACTCCTGATGGAGCTGCTCCTAAAACACTCCATGCTGCTGCCGTATCTGCTGCTGTAAATAAAGCAGTACCTGTGGCTGTTCCTCCTAAATTAATTAAAGCAGCACCAGCACTTGTTGCTCCTGTACCGCCATCACTTATCGCTAGAGGTAAAGATACTGAAGAAGTGTCAGCATCAAGAATATCACTACCGTCACAATAATATATTCCTCTTACTCCTGAAGCAATAACTACTCCTGTCATACCACTCACTTTTACTGTTAAAGTGTATGCTCCTGTAGTTCTATTATCTATCCAATATTGTTGAACAGTCGCAGGTATTATTACATTTCTATTACCAGTTAAAGTTCCTGTAAATCTATATGCTACTCTATTTAATTCTGTCCCGCTTAAAGTGTAATCACCAGTTCCTGAAATATCAATAACGGTATAATCAAAAGCAAAGGTAGCAGATTGACCAAAACCTATGGTATAAAAGTTAGTGCCATCACAAGCAATAATAGCAGATTCACCAGGTTGGAAAGATAAAGTAGAAGCTCCATCAATTAAAGTAACTCCTGGTGGGTCAGCAACTATTGCTCCTGTTCCGGAATTTCTTAAATATATAAACCAGTTATCATTTACTACAGAAGGATCAGGTAAAGTTAATGTCCCTGCTGCTCCTGTCCAATTATAAAATATAGCTCTAGAATCTGCATTAGCAGTAAAGTCACTATTAAATCCTGTTATAGGTACAGATTGAGAAAGTAAAGAACCTACTGCTATTAAACCTGTACCTGCTAAAGCAGAAGCATTAGCACTTGAGGTAGTGGCTCCATATTGAAGTATCTGCCAAACACCATTAGTAGTGGTATTATTTGTTAAATATATTTGCCATAATTCACCTGCAGCAATAGTAGCTACTTGTGTACCACCAGCATTATTTACTGTAAAAGTATGGCTTCCTTTATTGTTAAACAAGATAGTATTACCAGTGCCACTTTTAGTAGCATCAGGTAAAGTTATTTCTAAACTACCGCTAGCTGGCGTAACATCCATTATTCTAGCAGCTAAATTAACATTAGTAGCAGTTTCTTCTGGCCATGATAAAGTAATATTAGTAGATAAAGCTACTGCGCTGTAGCTTATTTCACTTGGATAAATATTGGCTCCACCAAATACATCGGTATAACTAGGCATTATGCTTCACTCCTTGTTGCTGTTCTGTCCATTATTCTAGATAAATCTTCTCCTGCTAGTGCTTGTGCTGCTCTATCATATAATTCTCTCCATGTTTGTATTCTTTCGTCATCTTTTAAAAATGGCGTAGCTTCTAATAAAGCAGCATATAATAAAACATCGGGAGCATATTCTGTTAACCAGTTACTTTGAAGATCATCCCCTAATAATGCAGGTTGTTCATAATATAAAATTTCTAAAGTATGTGCCGTATCAGGCGTAGGAGCTATTAGCCAGTGTTGATAGTCATAATCAGCATAGAATTGTGGGGTTCCTGTTACCGCTTCATCTGGCCAATAGTTCCTACAGTACTCGTACGAGCGTGCTTGTATGGCAGTCCCATTAACAGTCATAGAAGTAGTGTCTCTCCATCTGTCAGGTTTTAGATAAGTAGAAACACCTACCGATAATGGTAAATTAACTGCTCTTATAAATCCTTCTATTTTAAGTTCTCTAGCTATTCTTCTTTCCCCTAGAGTTACTAATCTCGGCAATTGATCAAAAACAATTTGATCACTATCTTGAGTAAACCCTCTTTCTAAATATCTTCTTAGATCTACCAGTAAACTATCATAAGTCATTGTGTAACTCATAATTTTATCTCCTCACGAATTTTTGTAGCAGATACATTTTCAATTTCTTTATTTAAAATTTCTTTTTCTATTTTATAACCTACATCTCTACCGTATGTGATATTAACAATATTAGGAACAGTTTGTATTTCATATTGACCTTGATATAGAGGATCTAGATCTTTTCTTATAATGTTTTCTATTTGGTTTATACTAAAAGGATTAGAATTTTTCCATCCGTTACAATCTCTTATTTGAATAACTACTTGTCCTGTTTTAACTATAGCTTTCTCAAATAGAGCTCTGTGTCCTTTATGCCAAGGTTGCCATCTACCCAACATTTGAACAGTTTCTTTTTTCCAATCAAATTTAGGTCTTCTTTTATTTTCTAAAATATTCATTCCTACATAATATGCCCATTTAGCAGCATTTTGTTCAGGTATTCTAAAGTCATAAACTTTCGGTGCTATAAACATATCATCAGTGTCTTTATATCTACTATCCTGAATAGTATCTAACCATATCACCCAATCTGCTTTTACATTTTTTCTCATTTCTGGCAAAGGAGCTATAAAATCAGCTATAGTGTATTCAGCAGTAGATTCTTCTAATAAATCACTCATTCTTAAAGATTGTCTTATTCTTCCTTCTTTACTGAAATCCCAATCATTAAACTTTTTTCTTATATTATCAGCATTAAGATGTTCAACACAATTAATAGATCTAGATTCATTAAAAAAGTTTCTTAATGAGTTAGAAAAAGTAGTCTTTCCTGATCCTGGTAATCCCATGACTAAAATTTTTATCATATTTTTTCTCCAAAATCTATTATCATATTATAACGAGGAGAATCACCATCGTATATCACATGATGAGGTAATCTGTTATTTATTTCAATAACATCACCTTTCATCATCGGTATTTTATTACCAGCTATCACAAAATGCATATTTTTATAATCACCTTCTAAGCACCAATGAACTCTGTGAGTTTCACCAAAATAAGGATGAGTATCAGTATGAGATTCAATTTCAGAATTACCTTGCATTTTAACAATCATAGCCGTAGTAACTCTAAATGATTTATTGTAAAATCCTGCAACATCTAAACACACTTTTTCACAAAGTTGAGATAATTTTTCAGAATGTTTAAAAGTTTCTAATTTTACTTTTGGCCACTCTGATCTATCAGGAAATAAAGCTGGTATACATTCAGTATATTTATGAAAAGTAAATCGAGTTTGTCTATCAGTAAATTCATTCCAATCTTCTGCAGGTAATGAAGAAATAAACTTCATAATTTCAGAAGAATCATGATTTCCTATTTTTCTGCTCCAATCTATTATATCCATGATGACCAGAACTCCTCACAGTTAAATTCATTACTAAACATATTTAATCTACCTAAATCTCTTTTACCTTCTCTTAATTTAGGTTCAATTTTATGGGTTTTACTAAAAGTTCTATAATTTAAATCATTTTGTTCTTCGGCATTAGTTATTTTGTCAAAGTTATGATTTTCAAATACATTTATATCTAAATATTCATAAATTCTGCTTAATTGCTCTTTAGGATTAGAACATAATTTATGATAATCTAAAAATAACATATTTTCATGCCTATTTTGAACTACAGATGCTTCAAAAAGAGCAGAATATGCTTTTCCTATTGATCCTTCTGGACTTAACATTGATTTAGCTCTATCTAATGTAGTAAATCCTGTAGAATTAACTATTTCTTCTAATTGAGTATAAGTTTCTGGCTCTTTTTCATATAATCTACCAAAAGAAGCAGCACATTCTAACGGAGGTCTTACTGTGCATATTATTTTAATAGGTTTATCAGTTAAATTGTCTAACAAATCTAAATAAAATGGCCAGTTTCTATCTTTATCTATATTTACAGTATGATTTCCATCATTATACGCTTCAAAAATAGATTTTAAGATTGGTATAAGTTTTTCTTGTTTTGATGTGACTTTGTTTTTAGGAGCATTTGACCACCATTCTCTAACATTCATTAAAAGAGGTAATAATGTTGATGCTTCTGTCACACTTATTTCAGGATTTTGAGCTAGTAAACCGCATAATACAGTAGATCCTGATCTAGGTAACCCGGAAAGTAAAACTTGTTCCATATTAAGTTCCTTTCCTCGCTATAAACATTACTCTTTCTTCTGGATCTGTTCCCAGATCTTCTAAAGTGTAGTTTAAAGAGTTGAATTTATTAGTTATACCTTCTTGCGGAGCATATTCACTCCAAGATGTTTCTACTAATATTGTATCTGCCATAGAACATGCTTTTTCTATTTGAGTTTCCCAATCACCAAAATATAATATACTAAATAAAGTAACAATATCATAGGTTGATGTTGGAGTATAAGTGTTTATATCTCCTACTTCAAAAGTATATTTATCTGCTGTAAAATAATTAGGCATAATATTTTCAGCACTAGTTATATAACTGTTTTCTATGTCTAAACCATGAACATGAGTAGCTCCTTGATCTAAACACCAAGCAGAAAATCTTCCATTACAACATCCTACATCAAATACTGTTTTACCGTTTAATTCAGCAGAAAAAACTGACATAGATTCAGCTCTAGCATTTAAAATATCTTCCGCACTTACCATAGCTTCTGTTATAGGTAAATCTACAAATAAAGGTTTACTATCAAAGTACATCGTCTGGTGCTCCTTCTCCAATTAAATTTCCATCATTATCATACATCTCGAATTCTATCATAGGGGAATAAGCTATTAATTCATCTATATCATTTATAGCCATGATTTCATTATAAATTTTATAACTTTTGGTTTCTATCTCAACAACTGCCTGAGCAAATGCTTCTAATACACCTATACAGTCTTCTTCAGAAAGTGGAAACTTTTCTCCTTTTGAATCAAACCAATGAAAATCTTTAGGGTATTTACCCAAAGGTATCAAAGAAGACATAATAGATAAATGAGACATATTTCTAAATCTGCAATCAAAATGTCTACCATTATAATATACTCCTTGCTTGTGTATACCATCTTTATTTTGGTACCAAATGTCTATTTTCATATCTCTTATTTCTTCAAAAGTATCAAAAATAACATCATAAACTTCATTAACTTCAGCTGAACCATCATTTACAAATTCATATTTAGGACCTCTGTTAGTTCTATGAGGTCTTCCAGGAAATGGATTTTTCCATGGGTTAAGTCTTAAAATACCCATACTGAATAAATCTTGATCAGAAGTATTTTCGTCTATAGTTATTTTATTATCTTCAAAACCATATTCAATAGAATCACCTGAGTATACTCCTCCAAATTGACCATTTTTATATTTAATCCACTTTCTCATAAAAATTATCCCCAGCTTATTTTAGCATCATAAACAAAACCAGTATTATTGCCTACTGTTACGCTCGTATAATTGTAACTACCAGTTCCTGTAGGTGAAGCAACAGCACCATTACCACCAGCTTTTCCTCCAGCATTTATTGTACCACCATTACCGCCTGTAGAGTAACCTCCACCTCCACCGCCACCGCCATAATAACATGATCCGCTACTACCATTACCGCCATTATTGCCACTACCTGAATTAGGAGCAGTCCCCTGAGTTGAAGGGTCTCCTTCATATTTACCTCTTCTTCGTTCTTGACTAGTTTGGAAAGAACTTCCTCCTCCACCTGCACCAACTAAAACATCAGCTGCACTATTCCAATATGCAACAGCAGCACCGCCACCCTCATAACCTCTATAAATTGCTGGTCCACCGCTAATGCTTCCCCCTGATCCTCCAGTACCACCATTACTATTAGGTTGATTTTTAGGATCAGGCATAGAAATATACAGATCAGCTACAGGAGTTCCAGTTCTTTCTACGGTACTACCGCTAGGATGTGCGTAAGGATTACTACCTGCTTTTCCTCCTGGAGCATTTAATGTTACGGTGACATTTGCCCAACCAGTAGGTTGATAACTAGCACCTTGAAAACCATTAGGGAAAGTATAGTCTCCTGCTGGTTCTGGTGGTTCTCCCGTTAAAAAACCAAAAGCCATTGCACACGCATTTCCTCTTGCTTCTAATATAGGCATGTTTTCCTCCTTATGCGAATTTAGATTGACTTGTAAATATAGTAAATGCTGCTGAGCCAGTTTTAACTATAGTGTAAGAATAAATATCAACAGAATTAACATTACCTGAACTCCAAGCTGTACCAAATTGATATTTAGGAGTTACAGATACTCCATCTACTGTAATAGCATTATTGTAATAAGCTGTTCCCCCATTAGTAACCATAAATGCGCAAGTTAAAGTTTCACCTGTAGCCATAGCAGTATCTAAAGAGGTTCCGCTAGAGCATCTAAAATTGACTGTAAAGTTAGCAGCAGCATCACTAGTGTAATAAAGTACTGATTGAGTAGAAGTATCAAAATCAATTGTTCCTGTAGCAGCAGTTGCTGATACTGTTGTCACTTCAGCCATGTTTTTAACTACAGCAGAAAGAGAACTAGTAGAACCAGATAAAGTTTGTTTAGCTGTAAAAGTTGTAGCTGTTCCTGGTGCTACATAATCAGTTCCTGCAGTAAAAGAAGTTAAACCTGTACCGCCATTAGCAGCAGGTAAAGTTCCTGTAACATTACTTGTAAGATTACAATAAGTAGTGCTTGTAGAACCTGTTCCACCATTTGCTATAGCTAAAGTTCCTGCTATTGTGATAGTCCCACTGGTAGTGATAGGACCTCCAGTAGCAGTTAATCCCGTGCTTCCTGTAGATATATCTACTGAACTTACTGTTCCTGTGTTACCTCCAGTAGAAGCAATTTCAGTTACTGCACCACTTGAATTTTTAAAAAATAATTTACCATCATTAGTATTAATAGCGAGTTCCCCATCAGCTAAGTCGGATGCGCTTGGCGTAGCTGCTGCGGTAGAACTTCTATAAAGTTGTATTGGGGTATACCCTGTTTCAGCCATGTTGTTCTCCGTTTATAAAAAAGTAATAAGTAATCATGAAAATGTTCCTCCTGATATTCCTGTTGTAGCTGTTACAGTAGTAAATGTACCTGTATTAGCTGTTGTTGCTCCAATGGGTGCATTATCTACTGTACCACCAACTATAGCAGGAGCGATTGTTGAATCTAATTTAGCGGTAGTAACTGCTCCGTTATTTATTTTAACAGTTGTTACAGCATCAGTTGCTAGTTTTGGTGTCGTAATTGAACCATCTTCTATATCTGCTGAAGTTAGTGGTCTTGCTGTAGGTGCATTACCTATATACGGATTTGCCATTATGTTATCTCCAATATTGAGAGGATCGCATCTACTGAACTTGCGGTATCTGAATTAACTTTTATTGAATCCCCTGTGTTTAAAACAATTTTTTGATTTCCTCCAATAGGAACTAATGCTCCTCCTGTTGGAATAGGTGCGTCTTTAACAACATATGTGTCATTTGCTCCATCATTTAATGTTACATCTATATTTACAGTAGATGCAGTGGTGTTAGCTACTGTTAAACCTATAACTGTAGTTTCTGTAGAAGCACCTACTGTATAACCGCCTACGGCAGTCAGAGCTGTTCCTATGTCTCTTGACATTTTATTTAAAAAAGCATTTGCCATTTTATCTCCTTATCCTAAAGCTATTGCTAAAGCAACAACTTCATCAGTTGTGACAGCAGGACTCGCTTGAGACACCCATGCTGAACCATTACTTGTTAATACATTACCAGAAGTGCCAGGAGTCGTTAATCCTGTTCCTCCGTTTGCTACTGCTAATGTGCCTGCTAAAGTTACATCACCTGCAGTTAAAGTGCTAGGTGTTAAACCTGTGGTACCACCACTAATTGCTGTCACACTTGCCGAAGCTGCTGTCACCCAAACAAATGCTGAGCCATCCCATTTTAAATAACTGTTAGCAGAACTTGGAGCTGGTGTAAATGCTGTAGTGTCTGCTGCAGTTTGGTAAGGTATTTTATTAGCATCTCCTCCTGCTAAATTAGCAATAGTAGTTAAAACTACTGCTCCTACTTGACCATTAACTGAAGTTACCGTATTACTTTGATCAATTTTCTGCCAAACGCCTGTGCTACTGAAAACTGCCCAGTCGCCTACTTCCCAATCAGTAATCCCATCTAAATTAGTAGTACCTGCTACATTTACAATATAATAATACCCAGATGTACCAGTTGAAGAAGTTAATGTAGGTGTATTAGTAGAAGCATTCCAAGTTCCTTGATAATCTAAACCAGTTTGAAAAGAAGTAGTAGAAATAGCTGTTACAACGCCTTTAGCATTAATAGTTATAACAGGTATAGCTGATGATGAACCATAAGATCCTGCAGATGCTCCGGAAGCAGGTAAATCAGCATTGACTAAATTTCTAAATGCTGTTGGTGCAGCAGCACCAGAAGCAGGACCACCATATATTAAATTAGCAGCCTGATCTGATTGGATTAAAGCTGATCCCCAAGTCGGAGCACCAGCACCTCCTGATATAAGAACTTGACCTGCTAAACCTGCTGGACCTAAACCTATATCGGAACCTCCACCATAAGCTATACCGCCAGGAGTTGAGGTATTACTTTTACCTGTACCTCCTTGGTCAATAGGTAATATACCATCTATTTGATCAGCATTACTAAGATCTACAGGAGGATGTCTATGATCTCCTCTAGAAAGTTCAGTAGCTGTTCCTGCCGAACCTCCGGAGGTAGTTGTTAAAGGTGCAGTATCTTCAAAATCAGCAGTTAAAGTTACATCAGAACTTAAACTTCCTCCTCCTTCTAAACCTGATCCTGCTATTACTTGTCTTGTATTAGGAACAGTACCACTGTAACTAGCAGATATTTCTGTTACTGCTGTTACTCTCCCTGTTGAATCTACAGTAACAACAGGTATTGTTGTAGCATTACCATATGTTCCTGGTGTAGCTCCTGAACTTGCAAGTTGAGTCGTTCCTACTCCTCCATTAGCTATACTTAAGGTAACATCAGTACTTAGAGGTCCTCCTCCAGTCATTCCTGTTCCTGCTATAACTTGTCTAGTAACAGGTACTCCTGAAACTTGTAGTAGATCTCCTGCTCTAATTTGATAACTTACTCCTTCGTAAGTAAATAAAAGTAAACCATCTGCAGATGCTACAGGTGCAGTAGGTAACTGCGTAACTCTACTAGGTATTAAATTACTTGGTACATCAGACATTATTCCATCTCCAGATATTTATCACCATCTTCTTGAATAATGAAACCCTCGCCATCTTCTTGTATAACGCCAGCAGGATGAGTATCAATATCAGTATCAGGTCGATTAAATGGTAAAACAATTTGATCAGGTCTTCGCGGAGGTAATAAGTAAGGATCTAATTCGTCTCTATCTTTTTTACATACCATTAATCCTGGAAAATTAGGATCAGGTTCAAGATCTGCTAAAAAGAATTTTTTAGAGCATCTTCCACATATTCCTATTCCAAATGTTGGTTGACCTTCAGGATTTAAATAAATTGTCATCTTGTATAAACTCCTATTCCTGGATTAATTTCTATAGGTGATCCGTCATTGTCACCATCCCATGCTCTTTGAATACTTTGATTAGCTTTTAATTCTAATTGAGGAATTAATTCTCCGGGAGCAGTAGGAGTTTCTGCGCATACTCTAGCAGCTAAACCATTTATAATAGCTTCTAACCATCTATTAGGTATTTCTATTTCTTGTTGTAAATTATCTGTATCCATTATTTGTCTATGTCTCCATAAAACTAACTGATATTTTTCTGAAGCAGAATTAGGTGCTGGCCACAAATTAACGACAGGTTGAGGAAGATTTCTTTGATAATAAAAACTAGTAGGTCTTCCAGTAAAAACTAAATTACTTTGGTTAACATAATTATCTCTACTTAATATACCCATCGGTATAGCTTGAGGCATATTACCTAAAGTTATAGAAGTATAAGATATTGTAGAAACACCATCAGTAGGAATAATTTTAAAATATTGTTTAGCTAGAGCTCCTGTTATTTCAATCCAAGTTATATCACCTGCTACTGCTGTACTATTAGTAGCTATATTTTTACCATCAAAAGTAGCTACTGTAGTCCAAGTTACATTATCAGAACTAGTTTGAATAGTAACAGGGATGGCTGTGTTAGACCATTTTATTCCTACCTCATTTACTACGGTAGCAGAAGTAAAATTAACTTGATATAATGTTGCAGTAGAAGTTACTGCACCACTTAATTCTTGTAAAATATTAAGATTAAGATTTAATACATCTACTGTCCCAACAGGTAGAGTTACAATTTGATTATTTTCATAAAGAGGAAGTATTTGTTTCTGCACGCACCAACTAGGAGTTTTAATATTAGCTAATTCATCTAAAAAGAAAGCTAAAGTGTCTAAAGCATAATCTTGCATTTCAGCAGTTATTGCTTGAGCAGGTAACTTACATCTACGAAAAGCATGATCCACAACTTTTAAAGCATTAAAAGTTTTAATACTTATATTATTAGAATACGCCATATCATTTTATCCATTTTATACTGCTAATGGTCAGACTGATACAGCAGACCCCTTAAAATTAATTAGTTATCTTAACCCCAAGAATTTTTCATGGTTCCCATCTTTTTGAAACCAGCTAAAGCATCATCTCTATTGCCTTTGTCCATAGTATCTACAGACGCATATGCTCTACGACCTAATGCTGCTTCTTCACCTTTGCTTTCATCTCTTCTATCTTTATAAGATTGTTTTTTACCAGACTCTTTGCCGTCTGTCATTCCTAATGATTCATCAAGTTTATCATCATAACCTTGAGATCCACCTTTTTTCATGCCTTTAGCTTTTTTCATAGTAGCTGATCCTCCTTTAGATTTTTTCATACCTGCAAAAGTTTCTGCAAGTCGTGCTCTTTTTTGTGTTTTAGCTGAAGGTTTAGGTCCTCCAGGAGTAGCTGATTTACCATCCGCAACTCTTTTAATTTTACCTTTAGGGATGTTTTCTCCTTCTTTAACATCCATATATTCTCTAAGTGCTCCTGGCTTTTTAACTGCTCCTTTAATCCAGTCATCTTTTCCACCACCTTTTTTCGCACCCATAGCACCTCTTTTGATTTCATATTCAGCTTCATCACGAAGTCTTCCGAGTTCATCGGTAGCATTTCTTCTACGAGAACCTACTCTCGCTAACTGCTGCCTTTTATCTGTTCTTTCTTGAGCATCTTTAGGTCTTCTAGCTCTTACTCTTCTTAACTCATCTGCTGCGTCATCTTGTACACCAATTACTCGTGCTTCTTCGTCTCTTATATTTTTAAGAGCTCGGGTTCTTCCACCTCTGTTCATTTTACGAGGAGAAGTTGCTGATTTTGTATATCCTGCGTCGCTAGGAAATTCAAAATCTTTTACATATTTTATTGTCATTATGCTATTGCTCCGTAAGTTTTTATACCTTCAATTATTAAAGTGTAACCGTCTCCTGATGCTGCTCCTCTAGTGCTAACAGCTACATCTCCAGCAGCATTTGCTGTTCCTGTAGCATTAGAAGGTATACCACCAAAAGTGTCGTAAGGTACATCATAAAGTTGATCTTCAGCTAAAGTAACTATTAAAGCATCATTTGCTGGAGTAGGGTCTCCTATCCAATAAAGATCTACAGCCATTCCTGAAGTTTGACACCAAATTTTATTAATTTTAATACCATTACAAGGAAAGTTGTCATCACTCCTTGCTAATCCTGATACATCAATTTTTGTAACCTTACTTTCACCAGTGCCGTCAGAGAGATTAGTATATTTACCTATGAATAGTCTTTCTCCATCCATAAGAACTTGAGTAGTCACTGCGTCTGCCATAACTATTTCTCCTTTTTAACAGCTCTCACCAAACCTGCTCTGGCATATTTATCTATAACTTTTTTAACTTTAGTTTTAGGTGCTTCTGCATCAGTTTTAGTTTTGGTTTTAGCTTTAGTTTTTGCCATTTATAACTCCTAAGATAAGTTATTATTCTGTAAATAAGTTACTGTAACTGTGGCAACTCCTGTTGTTCCGTCACCAGTAGCACCTGTAAAATCAGCAAGAACTTCTAAATCTGTTGCACCTACATCAGTAGCTTCTGTATCTAAAGTTCCGTGTGTTGTTCCTACGGCTTTAGTATTTACGCCATTTAAAAAAGCATCTGGATCTGCTGCAGTTCCTACATCAATAGTAGCTGCACCACTATCATCACCTGCAGTTGTTACATTTAAAATAACATCTACGATTTGTGAATTAGCAGGTACGACCGCCATTCTTTGATTAAGTTGACTTGCACCAGTTATATTAGGTTTAGCAGATTGCCCCATTACGACAAATCCTACATTAGATACATCAGTACCAACAGTAGTACCTGTTGTTGAGTCAATTGTACCAGCCTTAACTGGTCCTGAAAAAGTTGTTGTTCCCATTTTATTTCTCCTCACATGCGAGTTAATAAACATATATATCTGTCTGCATGTCGTCAGTCTAGGGTCACTGTCAGATATATATTTTAAAATCCCTAATTTAGATTCCTCCCACCCTTAAGATGAGAGGAATCTTTTAAGTGTTATACTCCAGGAGTTCCGAAGACAGCTCTTGGGTCTGTCCATCCTACAGTATATCTTTCGGTTGCTTTGTAACGCATTGAGTCAGTTGCAAAGTCCCCTTCCATAGATTTTTCTAAACCACGACGCATTAGAAGTTTTAATCCTTCTGGTGCATCCGTTTGAATCCACCATGCTGTGGTTGAAGTAATTCTTGAAAGGTTTGCTTGCCCATCACTCAGTAACCCCATAGATTTAACAGGGTTAATGTCGTTATCAGCAGTCCCAGTTTTCAATACAGATTTAAGTAGTGTTTCTGCTTGGAACACATTACTTGGTCCTGTAATAATTTGAGTAGGTGTTAATCTAATTCTCTTACCGTTGTTGTCAACAGCATTTCGAATTTGAATAAGCATCTGCTCAAGGGAAGTTTGAGACAATGCAGCAGCATTAGTTAGAATATTACTGAAAGTACCATTTACAATCGGATGATTGTTAGCACTTAAAGCAACTCCATCGCCACCTGTATAGGAAGCATTGAATGCTCTGTTCATAATGTTAGCAGTTAAGGTTTCTTTAGTTTCAATCAAAGATTGTGCTAAGTGTTTAGCATAAGTTTGACCTATTCTAATGTGATCCCCATCTTCTACTAATACTTTAGTTAGCGCGAACGCTAAACCATAAACATTGTAGAGATACCGCTGCACAAATAAGATACCACCAGATTGGTAAGTAACAGCCATACCGTCAGGCAATTCAGGTGCTGCACCGAAACCATAAAGAACTGGTTCTTCATGATAATTTCTCGGTATACCTTGTTGCTCACGGAAAACTGCTTTCCATTCGTCGGCTCTTTGTTCATAGACTCCATCAAATACCTCGTTGAGAATAGGCTCAACGACGGATCGGAAGTCTGTACTACGCATTGGAGTAGCCATAGTTTAGTCCTCCTTTAATTATACAGAATTAACTGGAGCTTTATACTGTGATTCGTTTATACGAACGGTCACTGTAACATAAGCATCAGTTATTCCGTTATCTGGTCCCCCAGCAATACCTGTAATCTGGAATTGTCCAGAGGTTGCTTGGATCGCAGTTAACTTAGTTTCTGAAAGTCCTACTTGCGTAGAACCACCTGGTGAAGCCACAGTCCAATCACATTGCTCACCTACGGCAGTTTGTATTGTTGTGCCTGAAGATGGGTTATCGTATTGAACATCGTAAATAGTTTCTGGGTCGTCGTATACCCATGCAACTATATCTGTACCTGCGGTACTTGCTGGCCAAAACGGAGATAATGATGGTTTTCCAGTAGAATCGTTGTACTGAACACCAGCAAAAATACCCAGCATACTAATACCGTCAGTAGTACCTGATCTGGTACCATCTGAGGTAGCAAGCTGAATTACTCCGTCATCAGTCAATTTGACTGGATCGCCTTGGAATATGTTTTGTGCATATCCCGTGGCTATTACGTAGGCTTTCGCCGTAATTCTACCACTGTTGTGATAGGAAGGACGGAAGCCAAACGGTGCACTTGTCGATGACATGTTTTGCTCCTTTGTTGGTTAATAGTTTGTTCGTCAGGAAAGTTCAAATGATCCCTCCCTTTGTTCACCTAACTCCTTCGTACCATCACCTTGTTCTAATCTACTGCCTGATGCATTTGCTTGTTCTTCTAAGAATTTAGCAGTGTCAGCAAGTTTACCTTCTTCTCTATTTGGAGCATCATGATGTGCTTCCATCATGTATTTCTCATATAAAGACATTGGTAATTTAAATGCTAACATTTCATTTACACCAATAAACCCTGTCCATTCTCCTGTTTTTAATGTTGCATAATCCCAGCCAGGAACATCTTCTGGCTTCACAGGTTCGTATCCTAATCGAATACGCTGTTGAATAGAATCTCGTGGATTCGTAGTTGTTAGCCAGCACATGTGCCAGCCAGGTAATTCTGGTAAGTCTGGTAAGCTAGACTGAAATAGTTGTTGACGGAACATATCTACTCGCTCTTCTTCCGTAAGTTCTCTGTCTTCTGTTACAGCACGATCATCCATCGCACGGCTCTTACGTCCTTCATCAGCTTGTTTCTTTAATCTTTCGTCGGTCATATACTCGCTCCTTTTTTCAGCGATTGAAAATCACTATAGTTTAATTTAAAATGAAAGTAAAGGTAAAAATAAAATTTTTTCATTTTCATTGGTTCTCCTTGTCATATTGGGCATATCTTTTAACATATTTAGTTCTAAGAACAGGATCTTCCCATACCCCAGCATCCATTAATGCTTGTTTTCTTTCAGGACTTATATAAATTTCTTTCCTAGTAGAAGTAGGTGCATGTTCTTTACCTGAACCAACTGCTGGTCCTCCTCTTGCTTTACGAGTAGTTTTCCTATTAGATTTTTTAGCAGGCACATCGTCCTCATCAAATCTTTCCGGAAGTCTTCTTGCTGCTCGTAAAGTAAGTTCATCCCAATATTCTTCAGTTTGAGGATTATAACCATCTTTACTTAATGCTTGATCAATAGCCATAACAATAGCAGAATCTTCGTCTCTACCTTGAGAATCATACCACGGATTTTCTTCCATAAATTTTTGTGCATGATACATGGTTCTATCGTCTACAGCAGGTGCTTGTGGTTGTGGTTGAGACGCTTGCTGTTTAGCCATAGATAGTTGTTGTGATTTTTGCAGAGCTTGATCTCTATACTTCATAGCTTTAGCTACATCTTCACCATTATTAGTTTCTACAGCTTTAGCTATAACTCTATCTGCCATTTGAACTTCTTTATTAGCTTGAGCAATAGCTGTGTCATAACTGCTTATTTCTACTTGCTGTTGTTTTCTTTCTTGAGCAGTTAATCTTCTTTCTAAATCATCGTTACGACTTCTTAAAAAATCTAACTCTGTTTTATCTCTTTTGATAGCTGTTTCTCTACGAACTTTTCGTTCTTGTTTTTCTTTTCGTCTTCTTTCCCGAATAGCTTCTCTTTCAGCATCTACTTCTTGCTCAGCCGTAATAGGTTCATCTTCTTCTTGAGGAGTAGGTTCATCTTCTTGAGGTTCTTCTACTACTTCTTGTTCAGATTCTTCTACTACTTCTTGTTCAGGTGGTTGTTCTTCTACTATAACGATATCTTCCACCACCTCTTCTTTAGTTTCTTCGTTATCGTCTACTTCGACCATAACTGTATCGTCTTCTTGTTTTTTGGTTTTTGCCATAATTTTACCTCCTTATCAGATAAATGCTTTAATCTTTAGTGGGTCTCCTGTAACTTGACCAATCACATCTAGATCATTAAAAATAACGAACATTGCAGTATCATCTTTAGAATCTCCTATGGGAACTTCCCATCGGTCTCCTCCATATTTTGCTACTCTAATATATTCGCCTACCTTACACCAGTCTCCTTCTGGCCAATTTTCCATCGTATTACGATTTTTAAATGCCAGAGGTCCTAGCGCAATTACTTTACCGATTTGTGTATTCCACTTTTCGGTATCTTTAGTATCTGTCGTCAGAATAATACCACCAGCTGTTGTCTTTTTAGCGGTTCGTATCTGAATCAGAACACGGGAACCAAAAGGTACTATTCCTGCATCTACTGCAGGGAATGCCTCTTCTAGCGTATCCTCATAAGTTGTCGTCACCATACTTCTCCTCTTCGGTTAGTTTTAAAAGTACATTAATAGCTTCTTCGTATCCAGCTACTACTCCAACACGATAACCGTACTCAAAATTATCGCGGTCTTGAGGTCTTTTTAAAGCATCTAGAGCAAAGGTAGCTTGCTCTTCTTTTAAAAGATTCAAAAGTTTTTGTTCAATATTCATAAACTATCTTCTTAAGATTCAGATTCTTCTTTATCTTGAGTTGATATTTGTATATCAATTGATGTAGATTCTGGTATATCAGCATTCAACATAATTCTTGAACTACCACATCCTGCTAGAAAAATAGTTAATATAAAAATAATTGTTAAGTTTTTCATAATTCCTCCTTATTGTCCTGTAACTTTAAAACCTGCTGCCATTCTTTTTCTTTGAGGTATATCAGGTCCATCCATATTCACCGGACCTCCTTTGGCATAACCTTTAGTTTTCTTTTTTCCACCTTTGGCATAACCTTTCGATTTACCACCTTTGGCGTAACCTTTTGATTTACTTTTCATTTTCTTCTCCATTATATAAATTATCAAAAATACGATTCACATCTAATGTGTAGTCCAGATCTGATTTACTGTAATGCACATGTTGTGAAGGTCTAAACTCAGGTGCTCCTTCCCCTAAATTAAACCAAGCAGGATGAGTCACTCTTACTCGGTTGTTCGGTAATGCTACCATATTACCAGTGTATTCTCCAGCATCCAAAAGTTCTAAAACATGACTCTGTTTATGTTGAGCAGGGTCATCTGCGATTTCTGAATCCGTATAGTCTACAGTAAAATAATATTTAGCGGGATAAAGTTCTCCATCTATTTTTGCTAGCCAAGGACAAGGAGAACATCTGTCCAAAACATAAACGCTGTGAGTTCGGGAAGAGCAATCCCAAGGTTGAGCGTCATGAGTTGCCATGGGTTTTGGCCATTCTTCAAGTGGAGTATCTCCCACTAAAGCAGTTATAGGCATTCTTGCCCACATTGCTCCCCCATGTATATTTTCTTCGTCGGTATCGTAAGTTTCCGCTCCTGTAAAAATAAGTTGGAAACTTAAAGACCTGTTTGGTATAGTTGTAACTGCTATCGCCATGGCATGTAAAAATTCTCCATGAAATTTCTCATGATTATGGGTGTATTCTTTACGCACCCAACATTTGAAATACGGTATGTTACTTTGCAAATATGACATATAATTACATATTTCCTACTATAAGTACTAAAACAATTACAATTCCTAAAAGAACCATTTTCCAATTCTTCTTAATGTTGTCTAAAGACCATGGACTTTCCCCATAAGCTTCGTTGTGAGAAGTTGTTGGGTCATCAGCTATATAATGTCCTTTATCATTTCTAGCTCTTTTAAGTTCTTTTTTAGGCGGTCTTCCTGCTTTCTTTTTAGTTGTTTTTGCCATTTTTTCCTCCATTGGTTAACTAAAATTCCATCAAAAATTAATCGTTCGTTCGGTCTATTTCTTAATAGAACGAACGATTATGGTTGAGGATCATAATCAATTCCTGATCCTGTAGTAAAAGAAGTTTTTTCGTCAGCTAACATTTCCATTTCAGCTAATTCTTTAGCGGTCCTGTTATCTGCGTCATTCATCCTTTCTCTAGCTTTAAGATCTTCAGCTTTTCTCTTATTCTCATTTTCTTCTCTAGTATTCTGCCTATCAGTTTCAGACATTTCTCTAATATTATTTCTCTCAGTTTCAGAAAGTTCTCTAAGACCTTGTAATTCAGCTTTCTCTTTTCTGTCTTCTTCTTTGTCCATAAGTTTAGCTCTCTCAATTTCTGCTGTCTGTTGCATTTTCATCTGTTGTAACTGACTATTTGTATCAAGTTTTAAATTATCAAACTGTAATTGAGCATTATCTCTTTCCGCTCTTTGTTGTATTTCACTTTGTTTGATTTGAGCACTAAGTTCTGCTATTTTCATAGAATCATTTCCTGCTCTGGCTGGATCTTCAGGTTTAAATTGTTGAGCTACTTCAGTTAGTTGAGCAAGTTCTTGAGAGAATCCTCCTAATTGCTGTTGAATAAATTCTTGAACTTTTATAATAACTTCTACTTGTTGTTGCGCTTCTTCAGGCATTAATTCTTTTTGTTGTGCCTGATCTACAGCATTATGTGCTTCTACTAAATAATAATTAAGTAAATGATCTCTTAAATGAATAGCCATAGGGTAAAGTAAATTAGGAGCAATGCTCGGATTTTGCCCAAATACTGGCGATTTTAAAAAAGGTAAATGAACTTCTAAATGAGCTATATGATCTTGTTGAGGTAAAACATAAATAGGTTGACCCATACTTGCTGCCACATTTTCACTTACAGGATCTCTATCTTCACTACCAGGAAGAGGATTTAAGACTTCTCCGCTAGGAACTTTTAATGTTCTCAAGAACATTTCTTCAATAGATCTTTGATCATACATTTGTGGCATTGCTTGAGCTCTTTGCATAATAGCTTGTATTTGAGCAAATCTTTGTGCTTCACTAAATATAGCAGGATTACTGATGGGAACAACATCTGCAGGTCCGTCAAAGTCTTCTGCTGTTATATCTAACCCAGCATCTAATGCGTCAAGATCTTCTTGAGTATAATACATAGAATTAATTCTGTGTAAAATATCGAAACTTCTTGCCATTGCTGCATGTAAACGAGAATGAATAGAGCTAAATACAACCATACCTTGTTCAATTATTGCCATGGTAGTTCCTACTGGCGCATTAGGATTTTGCTCATTAAATTTTTCAAAAGAAGTTTGCACCACTCCTTTACCAGCATTAACTAAAAAACCTAATAATTGAAATAAAGTATTACTCGGTCCGGCAAAAGGTAAAGGCATAGCTAATTTACGAACATCATCAATTAGTGCACCTCCTTCCATTTCTACAATTTCTGTTGGTTGAACATTAATGGTTTGTCCGTTAGGTCCTCCTTTTAATTTAAGAAGAGTAGGAACATTTTGAATGTAAGCTGAATCTAGTAATGCTCTAAGTGCTCCAGTTGCTGCTCCACTCAAACCACCAATCATATGTGTAAGTCCGATAGGATAAGCACCACGCCAAGGAACAAAAGGAAATTCTACAATCCATTGTAATTCGTTTTTCATATCGTCATCTTCTTCCCAGTTACGGTAAAGAGATAAAGGTTTATCAGAAGATTTATCAATACTTAAAATATAAGGAGCTAATCCGCATTCATCTTCTATCTCTAAAGAAGTATAAACTTCAAATATAGTTCTTAAACCATCTTCGTTATAAGATGTGTTTTGTTTACCTTCAATTTTTTCGTTAGCTTGTTCTGCTTTACTAAACTCAGGATCATTAGGAGTAGGTAAATCAATATCACAATACATTCCTGCTTCTACTCTTTTTTCATACTCCATGTGAGTGATGTATTGAACATGAGTTTTTCTTTCTGCCGTATAAAAGTTAGTAGCAGAAAACGGTAAGTAGATGTCGTCAATAGGAACAAATTCAGATGTCGGTCTGTTATACTGAGCATTCCACATATACTTCATATATTGACCACCGCCTAACGGAAGTTGAGTGCTTAATTGTTCTAACTCAGATCTGAACTCTATCATCTGCTCGGTAACTTGCCAATTCATAAACTCTGTTTTACGCTGAGCTTTTTCTACTTTAACTTTATCAGCTTCACCTATAATTTTACTTTTTACTGGTCCAGTTGGGGGAAACACTTCTTTAACAAATCGTGCAGAAAAATCTACGCACGCTTCTACTAACATTGGGTGAACAACTTTATTAGCTCCGCTAAATTGTGCTCCACCCGGAGCGTCATCGCCTAGTCCTGTTCGGCGCAAACCTTCTTCATACTGTTGATCTCGTTTTTGTCTAGCTTCTTTGTCTCTATTTATTTTAGTTAATAGGTCTGTGATAGCTATTTTTAATTTCTTCTGATCTACTTTTTCTACAATGTTTTCAAAATGCGGTGAAGATCCGCTTACTGTTATTTTTTCCATTTTTAAAATAGCTCCTCCGTCCGGAGTATCTTCTAAAAGAGATTCTTCTTCAGGTATTTCTACTACAGTCATCTCTTCTTTAGTAATTTCTATTTCTTCGTTTTCTTCTTCAGCCATTATTATTTACCCTCCATGAGTTTTTGTGCTAAATCTGTTATATCGCATATGGATTAACTTTCTCTACTAATCTTAATTTAGGTTCGTCATAATCACGAGCCTGTGGTAATTCAAACCAGCCATCATTTTTAAAATATATCATAGCTTGGGTGAATGTATCTACATAATCATCATGTGCTGCTACTGGAAACTTAGCCAGCTGTTTTAAAAAATTTTGAGCCCATGAAACAGCGTGTCCAGGATTCTTTTTAGATTCTGGTATCCAACAATGACCTAATTCTAAAGTAGGTGCTGCCTGATGTGCTCTACTTATCTTGTCAGCATTACCAGGATTGTATCCTATTGCGGGAACTTTAGCCAGGCGCAAATCTTGTAAAAGAGATTGACCACTAGCTTTAGCTTCTACCAGAATTCTATCTGGTCTTTTTCTTTTACTGAAGGGAGAATCTTTGCTCATCCCTCCGTATTCAGTTTGCCAACCTCTTATCGCTTTTTCTCTTAATTCAGGATAACCTAAATATTCATCCCACGCATCAATTAACATACAGTGTCTTGCTCCTTCGTGTGTGAATATAGCATACACTGTGCATGCTGTAGGATCTCCTGTAGATTTTTCTGTAAAAGCACAATCATAACTTTGTAAAATATATTCAAATGGCGGTAACCCTGCATTATGTGGCCAGAGTTCAAAAAATTTTGTCTTCAGGATTCCTCCTTCTGATGGACTAGGTTCTTGTTGTAGCTGACCTGCTACGCCATATGTGCCTAAAAGTTGTTTTAGGTCTTGTATTTCTTTCTCACCGAATCTATCTGGACATATTAGTTCACCTTCTGTTTTTCGTGGATCATACACCCCTAAACTCGTAGAACGAGATTTACCATCCCATTCTGCAGGAATCATAAGGTGTTCCCATCCTCCTATATCATCAATTATATGTCCAGATATATCGCGCTCATGCAATCTCTGCATGATCGTAACCATTACATCTTCTTTAGGATTATTTAATCGTGTGGACCAAACCATGTCGAACCATTCTACTGCTGCTTCTCTAATTGCGTCTGATTGTGCTTCTTGTGCGGAATGTGGATCATCTAGCAGAAGTCTGGATCCACCTTCACCAGTGGCTGTACCACCTACAGATGTAGCTAGCCTGTATCCAGTCTTGTCATTTTCATACCTCTGTTTAGCATTCTGGTCTCCTGCAAGAGTAAACATATGTCCCCATCTCTCTTGGTACCATGGAGACTGAATTAATCTCCTTGCCTTAAGATTGTCTCGAATACTTAAGTTACCTGAGTATGAAGCACACAAAAACTTTTGAGCAGGATCTGTTAGCCATTCCCACATTGGCCACATTACACTTACAATCGTAGATTTAGAATGGCGTGGTGGTATATTTATTAGTAGCTTCTTCAGATCACCGCCAGAGCACGCTTCTAAATGCTCACAAATTTCTTCTATATGCCAGCCACCGATGAAGGGTATCCCTGGCTCTACGACATGCCATGCCTGCTTTACGAACTCATACAGAGATGATGATGCTGATCGTCTGTCTGTTTCCTTCTTGATCAGATCGGACATGACTGCTGGAGATGCTGGTAGAACTTTCTTCATTTCTCTGTCTCTATCTTCTTCATTGTCTCATTCAATTGATTGAGTTCCTCGTCGCTCAGGTTCTTCAGATCTACCGCAGCAAGTTGCACTGGTCCTCCGTCCTTACCGACATGCTCTGTCTGAATCTTGTCGCCATAAATCTTCGGCAGCATCTTACTCAGCATCCACTTCCTGCTGTCTACTCTTAATCTATTACGAGCCAGAGCTTCATTGCTTATCGGTGCTTTCACTGTTCGCTGTAAACGATTACCTCTCTCGTCCAGCATAGGCTGTCCGTCCTCGTCTAGTATGTCTTCTTCTATGAGAGTATAGTTCTCATCTGATATAGCTAGTATCTCATCAGCTATCAGCTTGTATCCAAGTTCTCGCGCATGCGCGTATTGCTCGGCTAACGCTGGCTCTGTACTTATCCAGTCTAGTATCTGGCTAGAAGGAGGACAGTCCGGAACCTTATAACAAGCAGCATTTAATGACATACCAGATTCTAGTAGAGGGCAGAGAGCATTCATGATAGCTTGCCTATTATGTTTCCTAGCTCCAGGACGAATCTTAACGATCTTCTTATCGTCATCTTTTGTATCATCTTCACTCATAATACAGCCAACTCCTTCTAGTTGCCGATCTACTATAGTTCGCTTCATCAGAAAAGTAAAGGGAAAAAGTAATCGTTCGTTCTATTAGAGACATGAGCGAACGAACGATAGCTGACGAACCCATCTGAACGACTACGGAGAGAGGTAGAAATACCCTCTCCTCCGTCCTTCGATGAGTGATCGTTCGTTTGGTCTGATCGTTTGAACGATTACCCGAACCATTAACTAACACTATACTTACCTCCCTCTTTATTATCTTCTACATCTTCGTTAACTCTAAGGAAATGATTAGCTCTTCCTTTAGGTTTATCCAACATAACTCTCTCAATCCTACCGTCTTTTATCAGAGAGTCGATAGCTCTCTCTTTTCTTTCTTGACTCGCTTTAACTCCTCCCTCAGCGATAGGCATCCTCTCATAATAACTACGACTCTTACCAGGATCGTTACGGATGAGTGTCACTAAGTCGTTACATATTCTGTCCCACTGTTCATTTTCTTTCTGTTCTTTCATATCATCTTTAAGTTGCGCTCGTTCACCGACCTGTAATACTCTAGCGATAGAATGCATAAACCAGACCTCGCTGTCAAATCCTAGGACATCTTTGTGAGATTCTTTATTAGTAACGACATCAAATGTTAACTCAGGATACTCGGTAGGGAAACGAACTTTGGTAGCTTTAAGAACACGAGGACTAGAAACATCTTCGCCATCTTTAAATACTGTGTAAACTCCATGAGCATCTCCAGTCCATGCTGATGCACCTCTGGGTGAAAGATAATCAGACTCCCCAGTGCCGAGCATCTTGGCAGTATGGCTAACAATAATGACAGGAAAGAAGAGGAATGCTTCTTTAATATATGCCATAGCTCTACCGACCTGAGCATTATCATTTTCGTTCTCTAAATCAAAGACAGCATTAGCCGTGTCAAATACAACAAGAGGTAATGCTTTATAGTTTTCTCCTTCCGCAGTTATATTATCTACAGTCCACTCTTTATATTCTTCAGCAGTCTGTGCTACTATCTTTGGGTCTAGTCTGTGACTCTGTATAACTCTCACTCTCTCATTAAAGTCTTCTGCTCTCATTCCAGTAGAACCCCAGTTAAACATAGAGTAAATAACTCTCTGCACCTGGACCACAGACTCAGTAATTATGATAACATTCCTCCGGACTTTAGGTTTTAAATCAAAGTCTGCGGGACAAAGATGAGCGGTAGCTAAAGCCAACGGGATTATGAGAGTTGTCTTACCGACACCAGGAGCACCAGCTACAACATTAACTCCAGTAGACATGAAGTTATCAAAGATGTATTCAAACATCGTTACTTCATCAGCACCGGAAGGTTGCGCTTCTTTTAAAGAGAGCGGATGATCTCCGTCTGCATATTCTTCTACTCTAGTAAAGTCTTTCGTCTTACTTCCTACCCAGCCGTTATCAATAGCTAACCTAAATATAGAACGATAAGTAATTGAGTGTGGCTGATCTAAATCTCTTTCCCACTTTTTTCTTTGAGCAGATGCATCAAACTTATCACTACGAGTAGACCATTCAGTCCAGACCTTGTAACCATTTTCTCCGTAAGGTTTTAGAGCAGTTCCTACATTTACCCAAGTAGTATAATCATCAGCGTCTACATGCTTTAATGCTGAACGCAGATCATCAAATGTTTGAGCAGTAGCAATAGGAGTTCCTCCTTGTTCTATCAAAGAATACTCAGTAGGAGTACGAGCTCTATCACTAATTAAAGATGGTAAACTAGAAGGTTGCGCTGGGTTAGATTTACTTAAAGGAGAACTTCCTGGTTCCCATTTATACTCTCCACTCTGGCCAAGAGTAGGAGCAACACAAATATATCCATGATGTTTTAAATCTAACCCTTTGGCAAGAGTTCCTGGATAACTCTTTCCTGGCTCTGCTTTGAATAGCCTGTGCTCACCTCCTCCTTGAGTTTTGGCTACACAATCTGAATGTAAGACGCCATGCTCTGCTTCTAATTTATCTAATGACTCTTGACCTCCATTCTGCGGATCAATGTCTAATGCAATGAGACCAGAGTCAGCTAAACTAATACCAATCCCAGCACCAGGATCAGTAGACCACCATTCTTTTATAATGTCTTCATTGATAGTAGAATCTTGATGACCATGCGGTGCTAAGTTTGCTTGGGGATGCTTACCTGGTTTATGTCCTTGCTCGTTGTTAGGTCTTCCACATCGGCAGTCTCCATTCTCATCAACAGACCACACAGGAACGACATACCATCCCAATTTAGCATATGCTAATGCATAATCTAAAGTGCTAGGACCTTGAGTATCTACTGCCCAAATATGTTTAGGAGTTTTAGCCATTATTCCCTCCTACTGAGCAAGCAATCTTCCAAGATAGAATAGTTTCCGGATTGCACCTGGCACATTTTTTAGTATTTAATTTTTTACAAACCTTACACATATTCTTCTTATTTATCATGTACCTGCTCTAAACATTTCGCTTACTACATTCCAGTATTTACCATTCTTTTTTACTTTAATCTTAGCTGGGTAAAGAGCATCCTTAATTTGATAAGACACTCTCTTAGCTGCGGAAGGTAAGGGAGTGGCTAATCTACGAACCTTGAAGAAGTTAAAATCTTTTTCTTTAGGGTTAACAGTATTAATAAATAGAGTAGCGTCTATACGAGCATTTTCCGGAGTACTGCAAGTATAAGTTACCATCATCATAGGGAACTCACTATTACGAGTCTTTATAGAGACAGCATTAATCTTATGTATTGCATCTAATTCTAATATTGCATTATCTTCTGCATCTCTCCCTGTCATCGGATCAATAGGATTAAGAGTAGTAAGACCAGGATAGATCTTTCTCTCTTTACGAACATAAGGAGCACTGGCGACTGCTTCTACTTCTTCTCCATCTTCTTTAAAGAATGTCTCATACATATCTACTCCACCTAATCGTATAAGATTACCAGCAAAATCTAACACTAAACAATTCTTTTTAGTTTCATGTAATCTAGTTCCCCTCCCTTGCATCTGAACCCACAGAGAGGATGACAATGTGGGACGCAGACAGATTATACAATCTAAGGGAGGGAAATCGAACCCAGTAGTGATCATATCTACTGAGCATAACACAGATGTAGTGCCATCTTCTAAATCAGAAAGAACTTTGTCTCTTTTATCTTGAGACATGTCTCCAGTTAAGACAGATGATTTACGACCTGTTACTTGTTCAATAATTTCCGATGCTAAATTAGCAGACTTAACAGTAGGACAATAAACAGCTAAATGGTTTCTTTCTGATGCTAAATCATCAATAGTCATAGCTACAGACTCTAACCATTCTTCAGTAATAAGTTCTCCTGCTTCTGTTTGAACAAAATCATTACCTACTGAAACATTTTCCATATTTAATTGAATAGAACTTTCTACTCCTACTAAAGGACATAAGTATCCGTCTCTTACGGCACGAGTTACAGGATAATTATAAGCTAATTTATCAAAGAAGAACTCTTCCCCATCGCCATAAATAATACCATTGTCCATTCTCCATGGTGTAGCAGTCATAGCTACCCTCTGAGCATTGGGATATCTTCTTAATATACTTTCATATAGAGTCGGCTCTCCAAAATTGTGAGGAACTCTATGTGCCTCATCTATAATAATTATTGAAGGTTCTTCTATTTCTGATAAGATATTTGTCATACTTTGGATAGTTCCAAAAGTAACTTTTCTAGTAAGATCTTTACGATTTAATCCAGCACAAACTATACCAGCAACTTGCCCAGTATATTTATTGTATGCTTCTGCATTCTGTTTTACTAACTGTTGAACATGAGTAAGCATCCATACTTTTTTATTCATTGATCTGTAATACTGACACAAAGCAGCAATTATTAAAGATTTACCAGTACCTGTAGCTAATTGAAGCACAGGGTTATGACCTTCATCTAAGGCAGCTATGCAACTCCCCACTGCTTCTATTTGGTACGGTCTTAATTGCATCATCCTCTCCATGTTATTAGTTATCAAAATTACTATAGTTCATAAAAAATTAAAAGGCAACCCTAAAGTTTCAATTCACTTAATCTTAATTTATTTCCTATATTTCCTTTTACAAAAGTATTAAAAGATAAACTTATTCTATTTGTTTTAGCTTGATTACGATTAACTGAATGTCCTAATGCTGAAAGAAAATAAATTATATCATTATTTCTTGCAGGCAGTACCCATTCTCTAGAATTAGAAGTAGTTAACTGATCAATAAGAAGTGCCCAAATATCAGATCCACCTAAGGTAGCAGGGTTAGGATTAGCAAATACAGTTTCACTTTCTGTTAAACCTTCACCACAATCCATATAATATACTCCACTAACGATTGAATTAGCATGTTTATGTTCATGATGATATCCATTAGGAATTGTAACATTAATCCAAGATTGAGTAATATAAAATTCATGTGGTTTTAATCCCAAAACTTTTTGAGTATAAATTTTTAAACCTTCCATAATTCTATCTTTAATAAGTTTATAATGAGGTAAGTCTAATATGTAACTATTTTCTGTAGTATAATTACCTTGATTATCATAAAGCATTTCTAATTCTTTAGAACAATCAAACACATTACTGCTCTTAGTACCATACTTTCCAAATTTATAAACTGGAGTAGGAAATAATCTAGCTACATAATCATCTTTATCTAAATCCAACATTTGTAATGTATCCCTTCATCTTGATGACGACCACAGAAATGACAAAAACCATCTTCATCAAAATGGTTCATTGCTTCTGCAGACTCATGTTGTTCAGCAAGATAATCCTGCTCAGTCATTTCATATTCTTTATCTGCCATTCTATTCTCCTTATTAATTTTTTATTTTGCTAGAAGCAAACATTTCTATAATCTTAGTAGAAGCCAACTCATGTAGCATATATTTACTTCTATTTATATATTGAGATGCATGTTCTAATTTCCCTTCTAACATTGCATCTTGTGCTTGAGTTAAAATAGAAAGAAGTAACACTTCAATTGAAATAGATTCATCAATTAAAGTGTCTAACTCTTCTATAGTGCATCCAAACATAATTCTCTCTTCTAACTCAGTCTTTTCCATTAGCCGTAAAAACCTATGTAGAAAAATATAGCTGAAAAAATCAGCATCAAGACACAAATAAATTCTGCAATTCTTTTTAACATTTTCATTTTGTTACTCCAATAAATTTATCTTTGTTAAACATATGTTGATATCCAGAAGGCTCTAACATAAAATTCATAAGATGATCAGTGAAGCCATCATCATTAGCAAATATTAAACCTTTATCTGCTAAAGAAGTTAAAACACCACCAATACTTTGCCTAGACATAACAGTTATATTTTTGTTAAGTATGTTAACAATGTCGTCAACATTAATCATAGCAAATATTGGATCGTCTTCAAAACTATCAATGTCATCTTGTGTTAGCTCTTCTCTTTTATAACTGCTATCTTCCAATGTGTAATCATATATAATATTGAGGACAGCATCTTCTTTACTTGTAGTTGTAATAGACATATTATTTGTCTCCCTTCTTATTTAACTTATCAAATTCTTCTTCAATGTCATTCGATAACACATAACCTGGCTTAAAAGCAGAATAAGCTCTAGCTACTTCTTGAAGTTCTTTATATTGGATGTTCCAATCCTTCCCTTGTTCTGACAACAAATAAAGGTCATGTTCATTATGTGATATTGAATCTCTAAGTTCTGACTCTAATGTTTCATGCTTCATAAGTATAAGATCTAATATTGTGCTTTCTTGGTCTTTAGTTACTTTAATCGTTCTCATTATCTGTCTCCATTTCTTTTTATTGTTTTTAATTCTTTTAATTTTTTAACTAAATCATCTCTTCTTGTAATTTCTTTTTGTGTATAAAAACTTCTGCGATTTAAAAGCATTTCAATAAAGGCAATATCAAAATCAATACCTTCTTTACCATATAAACCATTAGGATTATGGTTTACTCTCATGCCACCTTCTCTAAATTTTCTTTTGTAAGTTCTCATTATCTGTCTCCTTTAAGATAGCTTGAGTCATGACCCAACTTCTCATAAACAGCATATAATGATCTAAGGTGTTGTCTGTATCTTTTTATCTGATTTTCACATTGTTCTAATGTATTCATACCATCATAATTAGATGATGAGTAACCTAGCTTTATATCTTCTAACTCATTAAGAGAGTCTTCTAATATATTTTGTGATGTTTCTATATCAGTTCTAATAGATAACTCTAAGCTATCTTGTTGTAACTCTGTTAAGCTAATTTCTTTATTCATTTTAGTCTCCTGTTATAAGTTATTAGTTATTAAAATATTGCTCAATGAAGCAATGATTATACTATAGCATACTTCATTGAAAAAGTAAAGCCCTTTTTTAAAAATAATTAAATTATTTTTCATCTCTAATAAGGTACCATTCCTTAGCTTTCTTGTCATAATATACTTTATCTTTTAGCGGTCTACTATTTCCTCCTTGATGAGATAGTTTACCTTTGTGATTTTTCTCTTTAGCCATCGTTTTCTTCTCCTGTTGATTTTAAATCGTATTCAGCTGTCACATGCACTATTCTTCCTCTTCTTTTTTGTTTACCATGAACGATCTCTATAGGCATCTCTCCTCCGAAGAAATTAATGATCGTTATCGCTATTAGAAACGATCCATTCACAGCTATGTTCTTTCAATGTTTACTCATGGTAACAACCCTCCCAAGTTGGTATCACTTTGACCTTAAAATTACTTTAGTTTATGACTTTGGATTATTTTCTAAGAATACTATGCACTCCTCTCTTTTCTCATTTACTTCCCGTTGGTCTTTTATATCTCCTATGATAACTAAACCAGCGACTACTACAAATCCAACAAAATACATCGATAGTTTTTCATACCATTTAAACAATGGCTCTTTCTTATCTTTTGACATTACTGTCCTCCTCTTGTTGTTAAACTTTACTTTCATATAAATATCTTGCAATTAATAACGCTTCTGCTCTATCAACATGTTTCTTTAAATGAAGTTCTGCTTGCGGAAACATTCTAGTAGCAAACGCTCTACACATCTCTTTATCAGAAGTTAACTTAAAATGTTTCTTCCATGACTGGGGAGCAACATAAGTTAAACTATAACCACATGCTGCTACACAAGACCTGGCTGTGCCGAAACTATCTCCTAAACTAAATACACCTGAAACTCCTTGTCCTGGCATTGCATTAACTCTTTCTAATCCTACCATAATTTCTTTAAGTTCATTTTTCTCTAACACATGATAATGATCTACATCTTGCAGAAAAGAAATAAGAGCAGAAGGGTTAACTTCATTTTTAACAGTCCCTTGACCTTTAGCTACAATAGGCATATCTTTTACTTTATAATATTCGCCATCTTTTAAAAAACCGACAGCACCGTATAATCCTGGATCAATTCCTATAGTTATCATATCGCTTCATACTCCGAACATGCTTTTCTTTGCTGTTTAAATGTTAATACTTGTTTGTTTAAATTACACATCCATCTTCCTTCCTTAATGGGTTGGCACATAGTGCAAGTGCGACAATTTTTTAATGGCGGTTGTTCTTTAACGCACACTTTTTTAAATGCACAAAATTTACAACCAAAACTTCCAGCATCATCACTTATACCTGCTGGAATTAGAGTAGCATCAATTAAAGATTTTATTCTTTTAACTAAAGTCTTTTGTGTTTTAGTGTCTGCTTCTATTCTTTCAATATATATTCTTTCATCATCTTTACACACTGACACATAAACACCAGCTTTCATCTTTTTAAGATACATTGTTATTTGCATTTGTGCATAATGTTGAGGTTTATTTTTAGCTACTCCATGTTTAACTGTAGCATTATAACTTAATTTATTATGAGTTTTAATTTCTAATATATGAGGTTCTTTATGGCCAGGAACTCCTTTTATAACTCCATCTAATTTAGTTATAAAATGACCGCTCTTATCTACAGCTTGATGTTGTTTACCATTTTCATCTAAATCCCAAACACTGTAACCTGCTCTTCTTAAATCTTCTACTACTCTTTCTTCTTGCCAATGACCTGTACCAAATAATCTGAGCATTCTACCTTCAAACTCTTCTCTTTCAAATGCTCTCCAATCAAACCAAATTCTTCTTAGACATTCATCTCCAATAGATGAAGAACCTAATCTTCCTAAATAAATATGAGGAGATTTATTAGCTTTCTCATATCCTTCATAGATACGAGTAACTATTTGATCTCCAATAGTCGATGGAATGCTAACCATATTATTCCCTCTAAAATACTTGAAGAGATGGTAGTTGGCGATCTACCATCTCTTCGGTTCTTATTTAATCCCAAGGATTACTTTTTTCTTCATCTTTCTTTGGGGAGACTGTAGAAGACTCTTCCTTTTTCTCAAATAAGAACGATTTGATAGCATTACTTTCTGCATATCCATTTTCTGCAGGAGTTACCTTTACTGTAGCTTGAAATGTTTTACCAATCAATTTATCAGTATCATCTGCATCAGGTTTACCACAAGCAGTAGCCCAAGCCACTAATTGTGATCTACCTATTCTTTGAGCGACTTCACTAGGATTATTAATATTAAAATTTTCCCAGATCCATCTACCAGTATGAGGTCCTTTCATAACTTCAAATTTTGCTTTTATTAAAGTCCCTTTTTTATTGTTAGTTTCTTTTTCTTCTGCTTCTAATGCTTGAAGAGTGTACTCTCCTTCTGGTATAGGTGAGTAATCCTCAGGTGCATTAACTTCTATTTCCGCAGTATCAAATCCAAATTTAGCCATTTTATATCTCCTTATTCAGTTATAGGCATTATTTTCTTAAGGTTATCAATAGTCATCTCAATTTCGTCAGGACATTGATAACGATTCTTAGCAACATATGCTGGGTTTTCAATGAAATGTAATAATCTTTCCCCAGTGGTGACACCTCTGTTTTTAGTATTATTAAAACCAGAGTCGCTCTTTCTAATTAATATTTTAAAAGCACAAAAAGCAATCACATCAGTCCACTCTTGCAAAAGAGCATTACATCTTTTAGGTAGCTTAGGTTCATAACGATCGTAAGGTTCAGTACGAGGATCTTCAAATTTAGTTACTGAAGAGTGTGCTACTAAAACCACATTCATATTTTTCTTAAGCCGTAAATGATCTAAACCTTGAAGTATTTCTCTAAACTCTTCAGCTACTAACATCTGACCTTTACCATAAGCCAGTTCTTTAGCATCATGAGAATCATCAACACTTTTTTGAATTAAAGGTTCAATTAACCAATCAACAGTATCTACTACCACAGTCCTGTAATCATGATCTTCTTTTATGAGAGTTTTGATATTATCTACTACATCTAAAATCTCAGTTGCTTTAGGGAAACTAACTACATCTAAACTGTCTAACCCATCTTCAGTACTTATAAAAATAGGATTAGGAAATTCAGAAGCAATTGTAGATTTACCAATACCATGACTACCATATATACATATTCTTGGCGGTACTTTCTGCTTCCCCTTTCTTAGTGTTTTTTGCCAGTCACCACTGGGTTCTTTCTTATTTGACATTTTTGTTTTCCTCCATTGGTTGAGGCAGATGTCACTCTGCCGTTACGAAATCCATACTAAGTTGACCGAAGTCCCACTCTTGCGGTATATAACTAAAAGTGTTACGGTCCCAACTTAAAATATCTACACTGTCTGTATATTCAGAAGCAATAGCCATGCACACTCCACATAAAGTAGGGTCACCAAGCATTAATAAATAATCTCCGGGTTGCCAATTTTCTAAAACATTTCTAGCTTTATTAATCATCATGTCAGTGACATAAGGTTTACGAGGATTACCAAAAACAGCTTGGAGTTTACCATACTGTTTAGCATCTGATAAATCTTTATTGTTATCTACCTGAACTACAAATACAGTTCTACTATTTCCATCTTGATTATTCATTTCTTTTTCTTCCTTTGTTTAGGAGCAGGAGTGATAAGTTCTAGCTCATGGTCTGTTAAAAAATTAGAACCACCTACAGCTACTGCTATTTTAATTGATTCTTTTAAATACCAATCATAATCCAGATCGGTAGGATGAGTAACAAAATCTTCAACAGTCATGCATGCTTTAGCTCCGTCTGTTTTAGCTACTTTGTTATTATTAGTATAATATCTTATTGGCTCTACACTAGCAGTAGATTGATACCATCTAACCACTTTACCTAAATACTCACCATCTTGTTGTCCACCTCCAGTAACATTACGAGCTGATATAAAGCCCGAGAAGGGACTTTTGTAAATTGTGTCTGTGAAAGGTACACCTTTAGCTAACCACTCTCCTACAGCGTCTGAACACACTTGAGCGGTAGGATTCTTTCTAAGGGAAAGTGGAGAGTATATTCCCTTAACTTTTAATGTTTTATCTGGTTTAACTGCTATATAATTGTTAACATCTTTCATTGCTAAAACTCTATAAGGAGTAAATTCAAATATAAACTTAGATAACTTACTAAATTTATCTATTTCTTTCTGCACTTGATCATGTATAATTTTATCATACCTTATAGCTATGCCGTCGGTATTAGCACTTAAAGTTTCTACTCCTATATTTTCTAATTTTTCTATCAACAATAATAATGTTAATTGTCCTGTAAGAGTAACAGCTAACATTAAATCTGGTGAATAAAGAACACTATACTTACTAGCCAGTTTACCAAAAGTGCCATTTAAACTAATCTTTAATGTTTCGTTAGTAGCTTTATCTCCAGATGCTTTGGCTTCTAATCTTTGATTATAAATATTACGATACTCTTCAACAAAAGATTCTCCTAAACTTTTAGGAACAAAACCGCATTCTAAAATAATAGAAGGATAAAATGAAGCAGCATCTAATTCACCCATAATTTTATCACCAGCAATATAACAAACTTTTTTATCATGAACTGAATGTATTCCTCCTACACCTAATTGATATTCTCCGTTACCAAATTTTATAGTAGCTTTACCTAAAAACTCAGGTAGTACAACATGACCTGATTTCTGATTCATTAGAAATGTATGATTTTGAATTCTTAATAATAAATTTTTTAAAATAGGATCTTTAAATGATTGTAAAAAAGATGGAGGATTATAAATTATAGTTTCAGGTATTTTATTATTTTGTCTTTTTAATCCCATAGTTTTTATGTATGCTTGTTCTGCCATTTGAGAATCTGATTTGCTTCTTAAATCTATCCCATATTTTTTACTCATAGTTACTCTTAACATTATTTCTTTTTCTAAATTAGTTAGAAGCTGTTGAGTAGTTAACACATCATTATGACAATATTCTAATATCTGTTTTTCTTGATCAGGAGTTATGTAAGTGTCATGAGCTAAAGGCATGTCTTGTAGAGTAGGCATATGCATTCTAGCACCGTATGCTTTTAAACCTACAAATGAAGGAGCCACTTCAATTAAGTCAATATGATCTTTTAAATACTTTCTTAATTGATATTTAGGAAATGCTTTCCAATAAGGTAATCTATTTTGAATTAAATCGTCTGCCATTCTTTTTATTTCTTGTTCTTTTCTTCCAGCACAAAATGCAGATACTACAATATTGTCAAATGATAAAGAATTAAAACCTACAAAAGTATTTTCTTGCTTGACAAATTGTAAAAGTTTATCTACTGCATTTTCTTCATGTCTCCATACATCAAACCATTCTCCAGTCTCTATACATTTAGCACTAAGTAAAGTTCTATTAGGTAATGTTTCTGTATCAAAGACCCAAGTATACATTATTTATATTTCGCTTCCATTTTTTCTTCTGCTTGTTTTATAAGTCTTCTTTCTTCTGCAAATAAATTTAATTGAGCGTCACCAGGTTTAAGATCAGGATCTTGATTGACATAAGCAGATGTTGGTTCACCCAATTTTTCTTGTTCAATCTCAATTAACTTTTGAATAAAATGAGATGCTTTCTGTAGATCTTCTACAGGTTTACCTTTTAAATATGCTCTTTCAATATATTTAGTAGCACATGCTTGGAAATAACTTAATCCTAATCTGTTGACACGATCCCAATGCTCTTCTCCGGAATCGTGTTTATAATGGTTACCACCTATTTGTTTATTGTTAGCTGACATTTTATAATTCCTCCATTTGTAATTCTTGAATGTGATAAAATAAATCTTCTTCTCTTCCTTGTAAGAAAAATAATTTAGTATAGCTTAAATAAGTCTTTAATATTTTTAACATTTTATTATTACCCATTTGTGCTTCTTGAATACAATATATCATACCTGATGCTATATCTGCTAACTTTAAAGTTCTTTTTTCTTCTTTAGTTAATGTAGGAAATTCTATACCTGCTTCCACCATTAAATCATTTTCTAAATTAGTTACTTGTTCAGTTATTTTATATTCTCGTTTAGCAGGAGAAGGTATATCACCTGTTTTATGTTCAGATAAATCATGAAACATTGCTGCCATTAATAAATTTCTACTAGCATTAGGGTTAAGTAAAAGACACATCATAGCTACAGTATGAGAATGATGTCCCACTGTTTCTTCATGAAGCACAGTAACAGTATGAAATCTTTTAACTGCTGCTCCATCTAATATAAATTCAAGTGTCTCCTTCATTTGGCATTCCTTTTGTCTCTGAGTTCTTGTTGTTTTTTACTTTGAGGAAAATCACAATACACATAAAGGTTAGTTAATATTCTTCCTTCTCTACTGTTAAGACTACGAGGTGTATCCCCTTTTACTATTCTTTGGTAATCTCCACTAGGCATTTCTTTTAATACCCAGTTTACTAGTTTATTATACTGTATAAATTCTGGCATTCCTTGCATATCAAATATCCTAGCTGTAACGACAAAGTTATCACAAGTATGACAAACTCTGGCTCCTTCATCTTTAATTAACGGATACGGATTATTTCCCATATCTTCTAATTCTACTTCACATAATTTACATTTCTTTTTCATTGGTTAGTTCTCCTTTATAAGTTATAATTGTAAGTATCGTTTATTTTTTGTTAAAAAGCAAGTTTTATTTTTCATTATTTTTTGAGTCTCTTCTAATGATCCATTCTTCACATGCTCTTTTCCAATCAGGTGCTTTTATACTTTTAGCTTGCAGCATACCATCTCCATTGTTATGTTTCCTTATCCATGAAATAAGAGCCATAGGACGAGCCACTGACATAAAGAAGCTGTGGTTAAATTTATAATTAGGAGTTCTTAAAGCTGTGTCAAAGCCAAAAGGATCTTTACAGAATTGTTCACAATCTAAAATGAATCCTGCATAATCATCATTATCCATTAAAGGTAATGCTGATACTTCTCCATAATGGTAAGGATTTTCTGAATGTTCGTTAGGAGGATTATCTAATAAACTCATAGCATCATACAACTCAGTATAAAAATGAAAATTATTAGAAACTTGTCTATATTCTCCTAACGGATAATTAATAGCTCTAGCTATAACTTCCTGCAAGAAACTAAAATGAACAGCATTAGCACCATATGCACCCCACCAAACATCATTAGAACGATTGAACACTGTCATATTTAATTTATTATTCCTAGTGTCAAATATTAATTGAGTGTTACATGCTTTGTCACATGTTTCTTTTACCAAATCTTCAGCATCCCACATTTGAATAACAGCTTGGCGAGTGCTTATGTCTTGTTTTAATAAACTTATAACATCTAATAATTGATCAGTGCCGAAATGTTTTCTCCATCTATGGCCATAAGCAGCATTAAAAACTTTCCCATCGTCACTGAAATTTTTCATATTACTGTTAAATTGATTTACAAACTGAACATCATTTCTACCTGCTATCATCCATATAGCTTCCATTAAATGAAAGATAGGGTTAGCATCTCTTTTAGGATGAAATAAAACTCTTTCATCAGGAAACCTATAAATAGTAGTTACCATTTCAGGATAAACTAAAGCAGGTCCGTTTCTAGTTTCTTCAGTTTGAAGGTTAAGCACTTTAAATTTCCATAATATTTCTTGAAATGCTTCATTTACATTTTCTACTCTGAGTTCCATTAAAAATTCTCCTCTGGTTTATACATAGTTTTAGGTTTACCTTGTCCTAATAATGTTCTGGCATACTTACTATATTCACACATAATATTTTGAACATCATGTAAAGTCAAGTCAGTTATTTCTAAATTAGATTTAATTTGTTCATTTATATCTTTCAGTTCATCATTAAAATCTTCTTGTTTCCATTCAGCATAAGGTTTCCTGCCTAAAAGATAATTTAACCCTTTAGAACTTCCTGGTCCTATTGGAGCATAAGTATATAAATCTAACGCATTGTTTAATGGTGCTTCACAATAAGTTAAATCTGCTGCCACTTGCCCAGCAATGAAAGTGCTTATACCGAAACAGTTAGATAAAACATTAACAAATTTTTCAATACTGTTTTCCGTGTATAAAATGTAATCTACTTCTTCTGCTATATTTAAAACAGGTTTAATAATATGTTTACCTAAAGATAAAGATTTAACAGAGCCGATATCTTTTTTAGTAGGGTAAACCATATAAGCACCAGAATATGCTTTAGAATTTGTTTCTCTAAATTTTTCTATTGCTAAAGAAAAACTTTTAGGATCAAAATCATGAGGATTCTGCAATAATATATTTTCTTTACAATCAATAAGATGTTGAAGAGTTGGTGGCCAATTAATTAAACGAGCAATTAATAAAGTAAACCATAAACTATTTTCGTTTATTTCCGCATTAAGAATAATATTATTTATAATCCATTTACTAACACGATCATCTTTTCTTCTAATGTTAGTAAATTTATATTTCTTTAAAATAGGATCTTGAGTTAACTCTCCATTATACCTGTTTACTTTAGCTATACGAATAGCTTCTCTTTCCCAAATAAAATATAATAAAGCATTTATTGAAGTCACATTGTCAGGTGAAGGTGGGTTATACGGTCTATCTAATATCATTCAAATCTCCCTTGATCAAAATTTCTAATTAAATTTAATAAAGTAGGATGAGTATTAGTATGATCTAAATCAGTCACTGCGCATTTTGCTGCTAAAAGATTCTTTTTACAATTAGCAACACTCTTAAATTTATCTATTAAATTTTTAGGATTAAATTCTTTTTCATTTCCAGCATTTAATCTTCTTTGTTTAACTCTTTCAATACATAAATCTTCTGGAGTATCTAAAAATGCATAAACAGTGCATCCTGTTTCTTCAGTTGCTTGAGTGACTTTACCTCCTAACCCGGAAGCAGAAACTAAAGCACCTTCATACATAACATGTCCATGAGGATGTGCTTGCATTATTCTATCAGCAATCAATTGTTGAGTAGACATAGAGTCTGTTCCTCCACAAACATTATCGTATTTACCTATAACAAAAACAGGTCTAGTTATATCTTCAGATTTTAAATCTAATTTATAACCAGCTATTTTCTTTTCTACATGCAAAGTTTCATTAGGATAATCTTCTAAAAATTTTCTAACTGCGGTAGTTTTACCAGAGCCGAAAGTTCCACATATTCTAAGTATTATATTTGACATAAAAATTTATCTCCTCTAAATGGTGTTCCTGTTTCTTGGAACAATGAACCAAATTTATTAATATCTACTTTTAAATCAGAACATTCAATTCTTAACCAATCAGGTAAATATTCTTCTCTTATATCTTTAAAAATAGAAGTGTTAATTCCTCTTTCTTCTGCCCACTCAATTCTTTGCCATCCCATATCTGCATAAACGCCAGGATATCTTCTTCCGAAAAAATGATTTTTAAATGTGCACAAATTACTTTCAAAAGTAAAATTACCCACATGAGAAATGTCAGGATATTTACTTTTAAATTCAGTTAAATGTTGAGTAGCAGTTTCATTTAGCCAGGTGCACACTTTTTTGAAATCAGGATAGTCTCCGCTAAATTCATTTTTAGCTCTTTTATCCCAGACAAAATTATCTGCTCCATGTAAAATCATCATACCATTACGATGCGATTTACTTCCAGATTTATCTTCAAATAATAAATTGTCACAATCAGCACCAAAACCATTTAAGTAAACATATTCTAAATAACTGAATGAAGATAATCTACCAAATGAATTATAATTATTACTTACTAAATTCCAGAGCTCTTTATAATTATTGGTAAGCATTTCTTCTTGAGAAGAATAATTAGATAAAATTTGAGCATAAGATTTAATAGCATCAACAGTATCTTTCTTTTGATATCTTCTGTCTGTGTCATATTTTAACATATCCCAATTATCATTAAACCAATTATCAAATTTAGAAAGAGTCGCTCCAGCAGGAGGAACATTCGGTAACTGTTCTAATAATTGAATTGAGGTTATTGGGTTCTGAGTCATACCATTTAAAAAAGAAAACCATAATTTATCTTCATTGTTCCAAGAATAATGTTTAGCTAAAGCAGGCATGTATAAATAAACTAGACCAGGCATAATACCATATTCTAAATTTAATTTATAAAGAGCATCAAAATACTCTCTTCTATTTTCTTTTAATTTATAATTTTTCATCGTGGTTTTAATCCGTTGCTACCTTCTCCTGCAGGTATATGTTTAAATGCTATTTTATCACTATATAATTCTGCTGGTTGTATTTTAATATAAAAACAGGTTCCATGGTAAGCTACAGCAGTTACTCTGTAATTATATTTTTCGTTAAAGTATTTATCAAAGACTGGCGCATAACTTTCTCTATGATTATTAACATCATACCCTCTCTTCTTTAAATTCTTTGCAGTGAAATGCCAGCGACAACTTGAACCATCGGTTATAATGATAGCTTCAGGTTTATGAGAAATCATTCTTTCCATCTCTTTAACCCACATGTTTTGCTCACTATGTTTTATTAAAGTGAAGAAAGGAAAATCACATACGTAAATATCTGCAGGTAAAACTCCTAATCTTTCATGAGCATCTTCTTGATGAACTGTTACTCCTGGGTAAGAAGCAGTGCAGAAATATAACTGTCTTACACAATCTTCATCTAACTCTCCTATAAAATGATGCATAGGTTTCAATAAATGTTGAATAGCTATAGAAAATACACCGCATCCTCCGAATGGTTCAGCTACAATTAAATCATTAGCATTCTCGCTTCTTTTATGAGGAGCCAATAAAAATTCTTGACATAAAACATTCTTGCCAGTTTCTTGCCATCTCTTATTTAAATATTGATAATAACTGTAATCACCATCAGGCATCTTTTGAGGTTCTCCTGGTAATAGTTCAAAATCATATTTATTTAATATCTTCCATTTAGTTGTAGTTATAACCATTATTTATCTCCTTCTTTAACAAAGATACCATCTATCATCTTCCCTTTACGATCTTTAATATCATCATAAGCTACCGTTAAACACTCTTCCATCGTTATATTATTTCTTTCCATAATGTTTAACATAACTACCATCATATCTCCCAGATCATCTTTAAGATCATTTCCTTTACAGACACTATCACTTAGTTCACCTAATTCTTGCATTAATTTAAGAACTTGATCTTTATCAGAACTTCCTTTAATTAAATTTCTATCATGATGCCATTGAATAATCATTCTCATAATTAAATGTGTTATCATTGAATCTTGACTCCTTTCTATATATGCGTATAAAATGGTTCTACTACTTTACTATCAGCAGCACTACCTACTATCCAAAATCCAGTTTTATCATCATAGTCTAAAGGATTTCTTTCTCTTAACCATCTCCACATCTTAGCTTCATACGTAGGATGAAATGTTATATCTTCAAATGTTTCATTATTAAATTTATCGCTATAAGAAGCATATTTATTATCATGTAAAGAATAATGATTCCATTCAAAATTAAAATACTCAGGATCTACTCCCATTATTTTTAATCTTTCATTAACCCATTCTCTTTTATCTGGACCTATACCAATAGTAAATAACTCTTTTAAATTTTTAGAGTCTCGGCTTAATCCTAATAGAACGCTGGTCAAAGAATTACAAGAACCAGCAGGGACAATTAATCTTTCTATTTCTTCTGGCATATTAGAAGTTTGATAGGCACCAACCTCATGAAATTTTCTTACATCTTCTGCAGGATAACGAGTATGAGGAACTGTTATACCATATTCTACTACCAATGAATTCTCTTGAGTTAAATCTGCTACTCTTTTTTGAATAATAGGATTATAAGGACCAGACGCATATTCAAACACTGCGCCAAAGCCAGCAGCAATTTTAGGATTAACATGAGTCTTAACTGTGTGCGGTCTACTGTAAACTACTTGCCTATTTTTAAGACCGTAATGAGCACCTACTATAGCACTCATACTTAACTGAGGTGATTGAATAGATGCTCCAGTAACAATATGATTTTTACCTTCTCTAAATCTATTGATATACCAAATAAGCTGTCTCATTTTTGATCCGTTAGGACCATTGTACCCCAAGGGAGCAAAATAGTCGTCTCTTTTAAACCAGACTCCTGACTTTAACTCCCATGGAGTTAGAGAAGACAAATGGTGTTCCCATTTTATGTCTTCTCTATTGAGGGAATATGTTTCAAATACAGATTGCATTATCTTACTGATTTTAACATATATGTTCTTTCGTTGATAACAACTTCTACTCTTTTACCTTGCTTGGCATTACCGTAAAGAGTGCGAGTTAATCTATCTACTTGAGCACCAGTAACCCACTTAGGACAGACTTGCCACATTTGATGAACATTATCAAATTCAGCAACATCTGGTTCACCGTCGTCAATAGGATTAACAACAATAAGAGTTCTGTCCAGTTGTAAAGACGCACTCATATTTCTATTTCTGAGTGCTTGACCAGTAAACTCTTTCTTTACAGCAGGGTAACCAGCATCTTCTACTTCTTTAACAACTTTTAATAAATCTTTACATCTTGCTATAGCTGTAGATTTGTCACGAAACTTCTTAATAGGTTTATTACCTTCGTAACTATTATAATAATCAACCAATTCTTTCATTTTCATATTTTCAAAATTTAACATTTTTTCCTCCTTATATGAATGTGCCTGAAAAACCAAAACTAGTGCGACAGATTGGACCCATACCTAGTTTTATTGATTCAGGATTTGTTAAAGTACGACTGCATATGCAACACTGCCCTGTTTCTATGCCATACCGTTTTACAGTCATTTCAGGGTCTGAAATTAACTTTTTGATTTTTTCGGATGCCTCAGGGGAGCACTCAGGGACTTTGTAAAACTTTCCGTGGTAAACTTTACCCAGATAATTACCGTACTCAGTGACGTAGAGAGCTCCTGGATTACGACTGTTGTCTCCAGCCAGCTTAACCTTTATGTTATCAAAGGTCATTCTTGGCCATTTTACTCCATTAGACCTAGCTGTCTTAAATTTCTCTTCTAATTCTAGTGAGTTGACATCTAAAGGTTGGTCCTTGCAAACATTTCTTTTAACACACTGATGTTGTTTCTCAGTCAAGTGACCATGAGTGTTTAAAAAAGAAAGTAAGCTAGCAGCAAAATCATTCTGCGAAGCATTATCAGTGAGCCATTTATAATCCTCAGGATTATCTACAGCCCAGCTATCAGGCGATAAATCTTCTTGTGTATCTTCATAAGAAATTGTTGTAAATGTTTTCATTTTATTCTCCAGTTATTAGTTATATTTTTAATATAGTTGATACTTTCTAAAAAGTAAAGGATTATTTTACTCATTTGATTCTTCCTTCACATTAAGATTTAAGTAAGTATTAATTTCTTCAAAACATTCATCTTTTAATAGTTCTGTTTGATCAGTGATATGACCTAACTTATTCATGATATGACTTGCTGCTTTGAATGCCATAGTACTTGTGACATACAAGCTTCTCAAATTGTCATAAATGTTTTGTATTTCAGTAACACCTACTTCATCTTTAACATAAGAAAGAGGAGTGCTAATTGTATTACCACTCTTGATTATTACAGGATCAATATTTCCTGCAGAAGCATTAGTAGATTTTACGGCATTTTCATTTAAGAATTTTAATAGACCTTTTTTATCATAAGGAACATCACATTGCTCAAATGGTAAACCAAATGCTTTAGCGTCATCTTGATTACCTGCCCATTGACCTTTACTGTTATAATATAGTTTCATATTTTTATTAGGGGAGGATTGCTCCTCCCCTATCCCTGTTATTAGTTATCAAATATTTCGTACCAATCTTTTTCATCTTGGTAGGCTCCATCTTTACGAGCCTGCTTACGAATATCCCAAAATTTATCTTTATCTTTTTCATTCATTGGTGGTTTCGTAGATATAAAATCTACCCATGAACTCCAATAAACAAAAGAGACAAATGTAGCTCCCATACCACTGGCTATTTCCATGTGGCCATCAACAACTGCCATTTTTATATACTCAATGTCATCAATGGTAAATTCAAAATCTTCCAAGAATCTGTTTATTAACTTCACAAATTCTAACTGATAAGATCTTCCCATGAATCTTCTTTTATGATATGTGATACCATCTTTTGCTTTCTTTTCAAAAAAGTCTCTATCTATCCTCTGGGGAGGATAATAATTATCAGGATCTTGATCGCCTTTAACATTTTGGTAACCATCAGAATATTTTATAGCATTTAATTCAACAATGCGGTTGACATCAAAGTCGTCATACCCTTTTAATTTAATGCTAAATTCTTCTCTGCGTGGTTTTAATGTTGATAACTCTTTAATTAAAGGTTTAATGCTTTTTCTGATTTCAATTAAGTTATCAGTTATCCACACCTTGCCTTTTGCTCTGAGTTTGAATTTACGATCTCTTTTAGCTTTACGCTCTTCTCGAGATAATACGGTTTTATGCATTCTTATTGTCATTTTATATTAGGGGACTTTCGTCCCCTCTCCCTGTTATAAGTTATTGATAAATGATACTAGTGTTAGAATTATTTTCCCATTCAAAATATTGATCAGGAGTTTCTAATATTTGCAATGTTTGCATAAGTCTATCATGCGAGTCTGGATTACCATATTCCATATTATATACATCG